GCATCAAGATTTACAACACATTCAACGATGGGGTGAACGAACCGCCGAACACCATTGGCACTGGAAATGGCGGCGGCCCGTATCACTTCTACCATCTCGAAATTTGCGGCACGGGCGTCAAAACACAGGTGAAGGGCGGCGACGGAATTTACAACAGCAACCCTTCCAGTCCGCAGAAGGGGTTGCACATTGCCTCTTGTTGGATTCATGGTGTGGATAAGAACGGCCTGACGCTGGGTGGTCTGGTGGGTACCAGTTACAGCGATTACGGGTTGCTGTTTGAGAGCAACGTCATCAGTGAAACGGGTGGGTCCAGCGGCGTTGGGTGGCATGGACAGGGGATTCAGATGTCCTACAATCTGCCCAGCCGCTGGTGCATCTTCCGCAATAACATCTTTCGGAACATCCTCGGCACCGGATACATCGCACTGATGGACGGGGTGGGCGTGACACACAATGACTACCAGATTTACAACAACATCTTTCACTGCACAAACGCGACGGTGTTCAGTGTCAGTTCACCTGGAGTCATCAACAATCTTTCGGCCAATATCCCCTGCACCAACATCTGGATTGCGAACAACACCTTCTACGGAATCTCGGGTGCGACCTTGCTGGCCCAGGTGCGCATCTTCGGCACGAACACAGCGAACTGCACCCTGACCAACAACATCTGGGAAGCGTGTTATTTCTCGGCGGATCATGTCACGACTGGCGAGGGGAACAACGCTTACTACGCGAACACCGGCGCGGGCGTGCCCAGCGGCACACCGGGGCAGGTGAATGGCGCGAGCACCACCTTTGCCGACGCGGCGAACCGTGATTTCACACTCAAATCCGGTGGCTACGCGATTGACGCAGGGGCCGATCTAAGCGCGATCTTCACCACCGACTTTGCCGGCAACACACGCGCCGGGACGTGGGACATCGGCGCCTACGATGACGGCAGCACGAACGCACCCGTGGCATCGGGCACGGTGACGACCATCGGCACTTTGAACGTGGTAAACCTCCACATCGGCCCTTAGAGTTATGAGCGAACAACCAAATCACAACTCGGAAACTATTTGGAAGGCGGCACAACTCATCACCACCATTTGCAGTCTGGTTTTGGTCGCCATCGTCGTCCCGTGGGGTACCTGGGTAACGGGCCAGATATTCGACCTTCAAAAACAACAGCTTGCCAGCAAGGCGTGGCAGGACATCGCGCCACGGTACACTGAGAAGGACGCGGCGCTGGGCCGGGCAGTCCAGGAAAAGGAATGGAGCGAACGTCTCGACAAAAAACTTGACGAGATCATGGCGCTGTTGAGGAAACACATGAATGGAGGAGACAAACCGTAAAGGACAACATGAAACTTGAAACCGTCATTCTTGTTACAAAGGGGTGCTGCTACGTCTTCATCGGAGCGTTCACGCCCTGGTCGTCGTCCCTCGCACAATGGGCCAACTCAGGCACATGGCCGGAGAAGATCGTTTGGGTGGGAGTGATTCTGCCCGCATCGTTCATTGGCGGTGCCAGCGGCCTATTGGCGTTCCTGAGCGGCAGCTACGGGAACTACATGGCCAGTCGCAAGGGGAACGGGGACACGCAAAATCTGGGTAACAAGCCGCCCAGTCCGCCTCCACCGAACACATGAACACCCTCGCGGAAATTGACGAGCTGAAAGACTGCGCGAGGCTGCTGGCGAAACGGGTCCGGCAGTTGAAACTGCCGCGCTACCAGCGGGTGAAAATGGGATCGGCCTACGTCGCAGACGCCGTGCAACATTTGCGGTGTGTGCGTGAAGATTTGCTCCTGCTCCGCGATCAACTCCAATACGAACCAAACAAAAAAGGAAAATAAACCATGAAGAAACACATCAAACAAATCGCAGTTCTCGCGGCAGCCCTCGCGCTGACCGTATCGGCCTTCGCCGGCTCGGCGTGGGATAACTTCATCTCCTTCAACCGCGCTGTCGAGACGAATAAATCTCTGACGCTGGTGCTCTCACCGAGCTACGCGCCGGACATTGTGGTTGAGGGCGAGAAAGCGCCGTGGGGAATGTGCGCCGCCGTGCTCTACCCCGTGCTAGACCTGGGCATCGTGCGCGGGTTGACCGGAGCGCGCATTGACTGGATGGCCACGGAGTTCTGGGCGCCAAGTGTGGACGTGACATTGGAAATGCCGTTCACGTTTCTCGGCAAGATTGAGGTGACGCCATTTGCCATCGGCGGGGCGATCTTTCCCCTGAGCAACGGGAACGATAATGGCGAATCGGTGGGCGGCATTTATGGAGGGGGCGTGAGCGTCTCGGTGTTCAACTGGGAACGCGGGGGCGTGAAGGGCAACCTGAGCATCGGGGGTGGGTGCGAGAAATGGACGCCTTACCCCGGCGAGGTTTACCGCGTTGGGGTGGCATTGACACTGAAGTTCTGACGTGAAAGCCATCCTGGCCATCATGCAAAAATGGCTCTGGTGCCGGCTGTTTCACCGGAGATACATCTGGTTTCACCGGCGAAACGGCTGGCATTGTGCCAGGTGTCATTCCTGTTCTGAGGGATTGGGTATATGAAAGCCATCTTGTCCATCCTCTCATTCATCGGCTGGCTTTGGCAACGGCTCGCGGCCCGGAAGGACGCCGACGCGCCGGCCAAGGCCAGGGCTGAAGTTGATGCGGCGGTGGACAAGGACGATGGCGGGAAGGCATTGGAGAAGATGATGCAAAAGGACCTGAGGACCTGAGATGAAACCGCTGTGCCATTGGCGTGATGAATCATGGTTCTGGCTGATCCTGGGTGTGCTGGTGCTGTGCGTCTTGCTGCTGACAAGCAGTTGCGTTACCCCCGAGCGCATCGTGCTGATCCCGGCAGACGAGTGGCTGGTGCGACTCAATGCCGGGCAGAGCTTCACAGCGACCAATACGGTGTATGTAGTCAGCCAGGAGATGATGCGGAAGATGGCCGAACGCATACACCAGCCGCGATGACAGACTGGCTCGACAACCTGAATCGTACCGGCCCGAAGCTGATTCGTCTGCTAGCCCGAATGGACGACGGACGCGCGCCGATTTCAAATCGTGAGATTGGACGACGGGCAGGAATGAGCGAGTCTCGAATCTCCCAAATCTCCAACACCGACCGCTGGGATCGTTTCACCGCCAAGACCATCTCAGCTTTTTGCTCCGCCTGCGGCTTCGACTTGAGCAAGCCGAAGACCTCGATCTACCGGAAGCTGAGGAGATCAAAAGCCTACGTGAAGAATCTGACTTCCCAGCAGCGCCGGATGATCGGCCGGCTTCAGGCTGACGTGCTCAACGGAATGAAGTCACCGGACTGACACTATCAAGCCTCCGGTGGGTCTGGGACCCACTCTGGAAGATGAAGAAAGCTCCAATTCGTCTTTGCATTCTTCGAGCAGCGCGTAGGTCAAGGCGTCGAACACATGCTTGTTGGTGTCGCTGCGATTGATCGTCTCTCCGCGGTTCTTCCCCTTCTTGAGGTTCTTCATCATGCGGATGGTGTGGTCGCAGTGAGCCGAAATCTTCAAGCGTTCCTGAGCCAGCAGTTGTCGCAACAACTGAAGTCGGATTCCCACGTAGTGACGATCCGAGGTTGACGGTTGAAGCTCAATGCGTCCTCCAGACTCGTTCTGAATGACGAGATACGGGTAGGTCTGAGTCGTGGCGTTGTAACGGTTGAACACCGACGGATCAGCCCAGTTCCGTTCGAGTTTCAACTCGCGTCCCAACACCTTCTCCAGAACTTCAAGCTTCTCCATCACCATTTGAGTGAAGCCTTCCAGGGAAATGTCTTCGTCGAGCGTGACGCACTCCTCCAGCAGCGTGAAGTAACTGCGCTTCACCGTGATCTTCTTGCTGGGGATGTACTGGTCCATCATCGTTCGTTCCAGAATGACGACGGCGTGATTGGTCTCGCCCGGGTCCCAACCAGTGACCAACTCGACGCAATTGAGGGTGGGCAGGGCAACTTCCCACTCACTTTCCTCTGGGTCTTCGCAGTTTCCAACCAGATGGACGTTGGGGCGGAAGTAACGCCTCAGCACCCTTGAAGTGTCGCCCCCGCTTCCAGAAGTCCACATCCCCTTGACGAAGCGCAGATGCCATTCTGAATCGTAGTCGTACGCCTGTTTCAATTCACTCAGTTGTTCAGGGCTGATTCGCGGGTTGTCCTCGGCGTACATCTCGATCAGACCAAGCTTCGCTTTGAACTCTGTGAATTTAGATTCTGGCATCGGCTGGATTCCCAGTTTCGTCTTCGACTCCACGTACTCCGCGTAGGTCTGGCATCGTTCGACGTACCAGACCTCGTAAATCCACGAGGCTTCCATATCCTCTGCCGGATTCGTGTCGGCAATCCACTGCTGCTGATCGTAACGCAATCCCGGCCGGCGCAGGCATAGCAGCCCCAAGCTGAGAACGGCCCGGCTGGTGAACTTCGATAATTCTGAGAAATAGATCATGCTGAACTCGACCTCGCGCAACCGCATTTCAGCTTCCGCGTCGTCATCGAGGCTGAACAGGAGGCAGGTGCTCTCTCCTCCGTGGCGATTTGTGACCCTGAAGTAGCTGGTTCGGGTCTGCCCGTCGGTGATGATTCCCCACTCCTTCGAGTAACGATTCTGAGTCGTGTACCGCATTCCGATCCCCGATTTGATCCACTGGGGCATCGTGTTTTCCTGAAGGTTCTTCCATGGTCCCGCATCCTTCGAGGTTTTCATAATCCGGGAGAATACGGCCACCCGGGCGTCGGGGGTTTCCCAGAGATGGCGCACAATCCGGTGCAACGTGGCCACGCTTTTCCCGGCCATACGGGCGCCTGACACGAGCAAGGCCCGGGCGTTGCTGTTGAATACGTCGAATTGTTTTCCAAAAAGATCAGGAATCCAAAAACCTTGCGGTGTGAGCGGCATTTTAGAAGGGCTGACCGTTGGTGGACATGGCTACCTCGAAAGAATAGTGTTGCGTTCCATGAAATGCAAGGGTAAAAGCGGCTCATGGCAGAGCCAACATCTGACGCAACCGCCCCGCTGGCAATCGGATTCACGATTTCCAAGGGGCATCCCAAGTACGACCAACTCAAGGTTGGGGATTCCCTGACCTGCACCGGCAAGGTGCTGGAGATGGATGATGACGGCGCCAGGTGCTCCGTGGATACGTTCGCGAAGGCCAAGGCGATTCCCGCCAAGACGCCCATTAAAAAGATGACGCCGCGGGAGTACCTGACACGAGAGGAAGCATAACCGCGTGATTGACCTCGATATTTTACAATCTCATGGTTTGACCAGTGACAATCTCAAACGATGGCTGGCGGGCGACCCGAAGTTTTGGACCTCCGCGGGGACGGAACTGACCGGGGAGGAAAAGTCCTCCGCCGAGAAGCGGGCGGCAATGCACCAGCGGATTCGTTCAAGAATCCAGGAGGGGATGTCCCGCAACTTCGCCGACTACAAACCCTTCTACGTGCTCGATCAAGTCTGGGACCAGCCATTCTCGCAAATCACCCCTGCGCTCCTCCTTTCACTGAAGAACAGCAACCCGACCGAGGAAGCCGTTTACAACCAGTTCAAAAGCTGGGGTCTGACCGACTACGTGACGGAGGAGAAGGACAAGGAGGGCAAGGTCGTCAAAAGACGGGTGAATCTTCCGGCGTTCATCGAGGCGCTCGTTCCCCTTGTGCGCTCCGTGGTCATCATTCGCTGGGCGAAGATCGTCTCGGACTTGCAGGAATACTTCTTCAAGTACGAACCGATCAAACAGACGACCCCTCTGCGAGTCAAGTCCGAGGTGATTACGGATCGTGTCCGGCTGATGGCCAATCAGTGCGGCTGGTTCGACATGGCGAAGCAGGCAATCCTCAAGATGTTGCACTATTCTTACTGCTTGCAGTTTCCCAAGGAAGAATGGTGGAAGGTCGAGCAACTGAAATCCGCAGACGAATCGGACGTGGCCCTCAAACGAAAAAACTCCAAGGGAGAGCCGGCGAGCGTGGGCGAAGAAATCACGACCACCACCGCCGAGGGTTTGCGCTATCATCTCCCGCATCCGACCCGCATGTACTGGGACATGGCGCACGGGAAGGACACCTACAACTACGGAACGGGTTGTGAGTTCGCGGGCTACTGGCGCATCTGCCGGTACAGCGACATCTGCAATGGTGACTATTGGAACAAGGGCGCTGTTTCATTTGGGACGGCGGACCTCATCTCGGGGAACACCCTGTTTTTCAACACCGCTTATTCGGCCTGCAAGCTCGCCATTCCAGTTTATCAGACTCCCGTCGAACCCACCACCGGAGGCGCCGCGCTGGTGGCTGAGATTGGCGTGGGGATCAGCAGCAGTGATCGGGAGAAGCAGATTGCCACGCAGTACTACGGGACAAACCGGATGGACGCCGGAGTTCTGGTGACGGAGCACTGGGAACGGTTTGTTCCCAAGGACAACGGATTGGGGACATATCCTCATCCCGTGTGGTTTCGATTCGTGTTGGCCGGTGATGGCGCCACCATCATGTATGCCAGTCCGGTTCCGTACGATCCAATCCTGTATCTGGGCTATGATGCCGACGAAAGCCGGGCGAAGAACACCAGCCTCTCGATGGAGGTCTTGCCGTTCGAGCATATCGTCACCAACATCCTGACGCAGATGATAATTACGGCGAAGCAGAACCTCGTCAACTTCGCGCTCTTTGACAAGGACCAGTTGGACGAAGATACGTACAACTACATCAAGAAGATGGGGCCGGACACCTATGTCGGCTTGCACGCTTTGGGCTTTTCGGCCAAGAAAGCTTTCCGCGGCCAGAACCGGGTTTCGGACGTGATCCAGTCCTTCAACATCCCGAAGGGAAACGTCGCAGAACTGATTGCGTGCCTGCGGACTGTGCTCGACCTCCTCCAGCGGATTCTCGTGCTTTCAAGTTCGGAGATTGCCCAGGCGGCGACGCACGAACTGAGAGCCGACGAAGCGCGCGACATCTCCACAAGCAGTTCCACGCGGCTTTCCTTTACGAGCATCCCGGTGAAAATTCATCACGATGCGTGGAAACGACAGGCATACGAGGCTCTCATGGCAAACGGAGACGAGGACTTTTATGTCCATCTTCCGTCTGACATCCCGCTGTCTCTTGCGACTCTGGAACTGATGGGATTCACGGTCGTTGACAAACCCGACTTGGTTACTCCACTCGACCGGCATCGCACATACCGGGTCAAGAAGGACAGAACCGCGATTGACCTGTGGGAGTTCGCTTCGAGTCGTGACACCGAAAGTCGAGTCTCCAACACCAAGGCGGCGGTGGCGATGGCCCAGTTGCTCCAGCCCCTCCTTGCAAACCCGATGACAGCGCAGGCTATCGGTCCAGACCAGGCCCTCGAAATCACGAACTACATCGCGCGCCTCGCTGACTGCCCGAGAGACTTCAAGCTGCGGAACATTGCCCCGGGAGCAAGCGAGGAGCAAAAGAAGGCGGAAGCCATTCAGCAGTTGCAGCAGATCGTGGACATCGTGATTCACAAGGAACTGCCGAACGAGTTGAAACCGCTGCTCGACGAGGTCGCCAAGAACACGGCCGATGTCCAGCAACTCGCGCAGATTTTGCAAAGCATGGGCGCTCCGGTCCAACTCCAGCAGCGCCAGCCAGCCGGTCCCGCTGAACCCCAGAGCGCACCAGCCTCCGCACCCATCCCAACCCCAACCCCAGTCCCCGGCCCATGATCCTGGTTGAATCCACACTCCTGACGCAAGAGGAACAGAAGCTACTCCGTGAATGGGTGAACTCGCCGGCAACTCACCTTTACCAGCGGTATCTCGCCAGCAACTCGACGGCCAAGATGGCTGAAGCCGCGAATCTATCCGTCCAAGCACTAAAGCCGGATGAGACCGACTTGGTGGATGCCCGGATCATATTCGAGGAGGCTTACGTGATGATCGCGGCAAACGATCTCATTCAGCAATTGCGGACCCGCATGATTGAACCCAACCTGAATCTCCAGTTTGCAACTCTCAAACCACAACTCCCAACCTGAGCATGACCCCATGAACACAAGCAGCACCCTCGAACTGAATCGGACTGTCACGTACACCAAAACGCCTCGCAACAAACCCGCCGCCCCGACGGAAACGCCATCCCCGCCGCCAAGTGCCGTTGTGCCCACTGCCGACGAACTCCTCAAAGGCCAGCAGGAGGTTTACCGGAAGATGTGGGGGAAAGAGATGCCAGACACGCCGGCGCCAACGCCAGCAGCATCCCCCCCACCCGAGACCCCGCCTTCGCCGGAACCGAAAGTGGCGCCTCCAGTGGTGGAACCTGATCGGGCGAGCACTGAGGCTGAACCCAAGCCGGAATCTGAGCCAAGCAACGCCGAACTGATTGCGCAGTCAGCCAGGGCCACGGCGGAAGCCATCGCGCCGCTGTTGAAACAGGCGGAGGCTCCAAAGCCAACCGCTCCCGCCTTCGAGATGTCGCCGGAGGACCAGCAGGATTACGAAACCCTGCTTTACCTCGAAAAGACCGACCCGAAGAACTGGTCCGGCAAGCCGGTGGCTTACCTGGCCTACCTGAAGGCGCATTACACCTATCAGGACAATTGGCTGGCGAAGAATCCAAACTCCGACTTCAACCCCGACGACGAGGAGCACAAGGACTGGTACGACAAACACCGACCCGACATTGAACCAGAGATGCTGAAGGAAGCGAGAATCCGCATGTCGGCCGAGAAAGCTGCGATGGACAAGGTCCAGCCGATGCTTGATGAGATTAAACAAGAAAAGGAGCGTCGGCAACAAGAGATGTCCTTGCAGGAAGCGGGACCAAAGATAGCATCCAAGGTGGATAAGATGTTCGTGGACATGGTTGCGGATGTTGATCCAGAAATCGCAACCCTGCTGAGAAATCCAGACGGCACTGCAAATATCACACCGGAGACCGCCTCTGCTGTGCAAGCCAAATCTGTGATTGCGTACCGAGTGCTTGACCAAGCCTACGCAATAATGCGACCAATGTTGGGGAGATTGGAAGCCAGTTGCGATAAGAGGCTTGGAGTCTCCCTCAATCCCGACATTCAGGACGACAGGTTTCGAGGCGTCAACTTGGAAATCTACAAGCACTCAAAGCAGGCTGAGGACAAGATGCTTAGTGACCCAACCGTGGAGATTGTTGATCCTGAAGGAAAGGGCCGTCAGTTTGTCAGAGTCTCTGATTTCAACACGATGGTCGGCGGGATCGAACGCGGAGATGGAACGGATGGGGAGAAAGGTCGAAAAATCAATGCCCTGTATGGGAAATACTTCACCCTCACAGTGGACGACATTCAGGCAAAAATGTTGAGAGAGACGGCTGAACTGGTTCGGAAAACCATCGCTCAAGTCCGGGAAGATGCGCGACTTGAATTTGGAGCGGCCAACGGGAATAGACAGAACCAGCCGGCGCCTCAAGCGCAGCCAGCGCCTCCGCAGCCCGTTTACACGCCGCGACCTTCAACTTCCTCTCGTCCGCCGTCCATGTCGTCGTCATCTGATATGCTAACGACGCCGGCAGCCGGGGACACGCCTGCGAAAAAACTTGAGGAAATCGTTATCGAAAAGATGTTCGGGCGGTGAAAATAGTTCTCGACGACGCAGTGGCGATGAACGCCGTTGCCGAAGTCGAGAACTATTATGGCAAGTCCGTTTCAAGACCTTCCGTGTACGGTTGCGATAGGCAACACGTACGACACGCACGGCACGATCACCCAGGCCAGCCTCACCAATCTGACACCGACGCAGATCGAGGCGTTTTTCAAGCCCGACGGGTCGTACGCCGACATGGACGCCTCATTTCTGACGCAGTTGGAGATGAAGGCGTGCGGCACCCGGATTCAACCGATGTACGAGTGGCTGCGTTCCAGTTTCAAGAACGTCGGCAACCTGCTCCACGCCGAACCGATGGACCGCGGGCCGGGCCTTCTGCGTCCCTTCATCATGGGCCGGCAGGATTCTGTCGTGAACAAGGAGTTCTGGGTCATCACTTCTGGTTGGGCGAACAACGCCTACACCCCCGAAGTGACCGGGCCGCTTACTGCGGGGCAGCAAGCTCTCGGTGCCGCTGGCGACCGCATCATCCGTGTCATAACCAACTACGGATTCGATCTCGACTCCAAGTGGTTCGTCAACCGGGACCGCATTCACATCTTCAGCACCAGTTTTGGCGCTTCGCAGCGCGGTCAATGGAAGGTCTTGGCGTCAGAAGTGGCGGCCGACCTGAGTTACATTGACGTGTTGATTGACGACGAGAATGCCGGCTCCACGACCCCCTACAGCGCGACGCCTGGAGCAAACATGGTCATCATGCCAGGCACGAACAACGTCTCGGACTACGAGAATTTCTGTGAGAATCGGCCCGCCTTGAATCCTCGCCGCCATGTGCCCTACTGGTACAAGACGGACCGGCGCGGACGGCGCATTAGCTCCGAGTATCAGAAGGTCATTGCTCGATTGTCAACGTCCAACAAGTACTTCGACCTGTTCAGAAATCTGCCTCTGGCGGAATACAACCGGCAGGATGAGGAGCAATATCAGTCGAATTGGGCGCATGACTTCTTCTTCAGCAAGAAGATTTCCGCCAACCAGACGCTCGCCAACTGGCAGAGCCTGGAGAGGATTAACAGCTTCGCGGCTGGGACGCTTGACGGCGGTGATGCAATGCTCCAGGAGTTTCGCGCCAACCCCGTCGGCGCCATCGAGCAGTTGCAGGCATGTGGCCGGGTGATTGACCTCGGCAACACCCCCCTGAACTTCTACGAGTGGCTGGACGAAAACTATCGCATCATGCGCGCCCGCAAGAGCCAGGGCCGCTTCGTCGAGACGCTCGACTGGTACACCGACCAGCAGAACGTCGCGAACATCGAGACGGCTTTCATCAACTATCTCCGAGCGGAGTACGGGGATATCGTCCGCATCAATATCGAGACGGGCGGGAACGAACTCGGGTTTAGCTGGAAGATTTTCAGCAACCTCAAGTATCCCGTCGGCCTGAAGATTGCGCTGGTGACTTCGGACTTCCACGACGACATGGTAAACGCTTTCGGAAATGAGGACATTGCCTCTGTCGGTCGCGTGCTGTGGTGCTTGGACATCGGGAAGCCCGGCCCCAAGGGTGGAACGATCTATCCCGGAAAGATCAAGTCGAACCGCAAGACGCGCACACTGGGCGAGATAGAGGGGATGGCCCGGGTGGACATGTCTTGGGCCTGCGTGATGGAAAATCCCACGCAGCACATCACCCTCACAAGCGAGACCTGGACGACCATCGTGGAATGCCCGGCCAACAGCCTCGCGATTCATGGCCTCGCCGACGGCGTGCCAAGCACGGCAGGACGAACGACTCCGTACACCGACCTTCTGGTCGAGGCGGTAAGGCAATGATGATCTTGGGGCGAGATGGCCCCAGGGTTGGTTGAGTTGGGACGAGACCCTCGAAAGGGGGTCTCGTTTTTTTCCTTTGCAAAGTACGCGCAAGAGAATACAAGAGGCGATATGGCGAACAGATATTTCAAAAAGCCCAGTCCGGGTACAAAAGTGGTTCTGCCGGACGGGCGCACTGGAATCGCGTTTGCGACGATTGATGGATTCACAGGTTACGTTGCGACCGGCAATTCCATGATCTGCGAACACTTCTTCGACTGCATGAAGAAGAACCGTTACGGGATCACGGAGATTGCTCAGGCAGAGTACGAGGAATGGGCCAAAAAAAAAGCCAGTTCCAGTCCATTCAGACAGCCCTGGAGGGAGGAAATGGGGCAGTCCGGCGTGACAGATCGAGCCGCAAACGCCCAGGGAACTGTTGCGGTTAAACCTCCAGGCGAAATACCCTTTGCGAACCGATTGGCAACTTCCGTCGAAGCCCAGGCGGTCGTCGCCGAGACGCGCCCGTCGCAAGCACCCACCGCCCCAGTGAAGCCCGTGTTCAAACCACCGACGGGCAGGCGGAAGGCGAAGACAACGGCGTAACCGATCATGGACCAAGGCGCGAAAACTGTTCTGCAACTCAAGACTGAGATTCGCAACGCCTGTTGGCCTTCAGGCGAAGCCGAGAACCTTGTCACGTCACACAACCAGATTTTCCAGGAGGCTTTGGCCGAGATTGCGAAATGGGTTGACTGCGAACGCGAGGACAACGTAAACGTGCTCGACTTCGAGCAGACGTTTTATCACTCTCGCATGACGATTGCGCGGGCAGTCCGTGGAATCGTGGACGGTATCTACACACTGGCTGACGATTCTTGGTCGAACGCCATCCACTACGATCATGTGGAATGGCCGGAATTGGAAGTGCTGGCCCGTCAACGCCTGGTTGTAGATGGTGTGGACGCTCTCCTGCCTGACCTGCCTCTCGGATTCATTCCGGCGACCGCGGACAATGACAAGCCCTGGGGCCGGTCGCTGGCCGGGAAGTGGGCGTTGCGCCACGACAAAATCTACCTGTACCCCTGGATTGACAGCGAGGAGAAGGTGGTGATCGAGTGGCGGGGTTTGAAAACTGAATGGAGCGACGACGATCTCATCAATCCCGATCAGGACTACAAAAAGGCCGTCAAACTCTACTTCCAGCACGCGCATGAGCGCGATTACGGGGACCCTCAGAAGGCTGCGATCTTCAAGGTGGGAATGCCTCCGGGTAGTGGTGGATTTGACCAAGCCCTCGGCGACCTGATTTGGGAATGCCGTGAACGCACAAAGATTCAAGACCCGGCATTTCTGAAAGCGTACCACTACTTGATTGTGGCAGCCACAACGGCGACATGATGCCTAACCGCAACAGATTCATCTCTCCAGCCACCGGCGGCTTGGTTGAGGATCCCCGATGTTCGGATGCGGACTTCGCGGCGGCCAATCCTTCGCTGTGCCCGAACTCATTGCGGTTGGTGGTGAAGCCGGAAACTGCCACGCTTTGCGCCGGAGGCCGGTTGCAGTGCGTCGCCTTCCTGTCTGACACAACGGAAAGGCTGGTGGAGGACAACTACGTGTTCACCAGTTCAAGCCCCGGCATTGCGACCGTGACAGAAACGGGTTTGGTGACAGCGGTGGCGCCAGGCATCGTCACCATCTGTGCGACGTGGTATCCGAACGAGGGCGACCCTTGCCTTGGCTTTGCGCAACTCACAGTCTTGGCCGGAGCATCTTGTTGCGATAACATCAGCGTGGTCAGTGCGGTCGTGATGGACAACTCGCGTTCAATGCTACAGGATTTCGGTGGGGGTGTTTCGACGAAACTCACGGCGGCAAAGGCGATGGCCGCCAGCGTGATCGAACATCTGCGGGAGGACCTGGACGGTCAGCTTGTCATTGCGTTCAACGAACCGGCGAGTCTCCTGCTCGACGAATCGGCGGATGCGGACGCTCTCGGCGAAACGGTCATGGCGGTTCCCTCGACACAGCGGCGCACGGACATGCGCAATGCCTTCGACTTCGCAGTCAAAACGCTGGCCTCCCGCACGAAGGACAGGAAGGTCATTCTCATCCTGTCGGATGGCGAGAACCGGCCGATGCTCAGTCTGGAGCAGTCGGCGAAGCTCTTGGATGCGGCCCGGGCCTTCAAGGAATCCGGGGGCATCATCATCTGCATCGGCTTGCGCGCCAAAGCAGACGGGTATGTGCTGCTGCGGAACATGGCGACCGGAGGATATTTCGTGAATATCACGGATGGGAGCCAGATTGACGACGCGCAGCATTACCTCTCGATGATGATGAAGCAGACCTGCGCCTCTGAGGCCGACTACGGAGTGTATTTCAGCGCGCAAGTTCCCGACCCGGCACCCCTTGCCGAGACCGAAGCGTATCCCGCCCCGTGGCGAGACGACCGCTGGCCGGGCTGGGGAAATTAATTGTGAAAAAGAATTGTTGACATGCGGAGCGGGTTCGCATTACTGTCCCGCCAATGCGAACCACAGTGTTGTACCATTCCGGCGATTACGACGGCATCTTCTGCCGTGAAATCGCCCGCAAGTTTCTGCCGTCTGACACCGAGTTCATCGGATGGGACTTCGCCGACAACCCGCTGACGATTCCAGATGGAAAAATCTACGTGCTTGATCTGCCGGTGGATCGGGTGTTTGGGTTTGATTTCTTGCGAGACCCGATTGGCCAAACCACAGAGGAACTTTTCAAAAGGATCGTTTGGCTGGACCATCACAAGAGCAGCATCGAGTCACATCCCGCCAGCATCCCCGGCTACCGCATTGACGGTGTGAGCGCCGCGCGCCTCGCTTGGCAGTGGTTTTCGAGAGGATACCACGATGGCACTAGCGATCCTGACCCGCTCTATCCGACGCCGTTTTATTACATCGAACGCAAAGTTCCCGAACCCCTCGCCGTCCGCCTCGCCGGGGAATACGACGTGGGGGATCAAAGCCACGGAGAGAAGGACTGGCAAGACTGCCTGGCGTTTCAATTTGGGCTGGACGCCCTGGTGGAGATTGATTGGGACATCTTCCTTGAAGGCTCGGGCAACGAAGCAGACTACATCCAGGACGAAGTGCTGCCTGCTGGCAGAGCCGCCATGCGCTGTTACGCCAAGCGCGATGCGCGAATCGCGGTGAAACATGGCGGCGGCGGAAATAAAAGCTCTGCTATCTTCACCTGCAATAAACCTCCGTTCCTCCCGTGAACCCGGATTTCGACGTCTTCAAACGCTACGGCGCCCAAGGCGGTCGCAAGCGTTGGCGCCACATGAGCAAGGCCGAGCGTTCCAAGCGAATGCGCAAGCTGTCGAGAAAACGGTGGAACAAAGAGAAACCATAAGCAACCATGAAACCATACATCAAAATCATCAACTTGTTCTGCGTGCTGACTATCAGCACTCTGACTATCATCGCCACACTGAAGCTGTTCAATGGCAACGTGACCGTGCCCATCCTAATAACGGCGTTGGTTGGGCTTTTAGGATTGGGCTTGATCGGCGGATCAGCCTTTTGCCTATTCGCCGCAGAGTCTAACCCATCAAAAAACATGAGCCTATTCGGACCAAATCAACAGGAAGTTGACATTTCGCTACTGACCTCTCGGGTGAAGGAACTCGAATCAACCGTGGAGCACCTGCGGAATATCAGTCTTCCAGAGATCATAAAAAACGGGCAAGACGAACTTCGCCGGTGGACGAAATGGTCTGAGGAATGCGAGGCCATTAACCTAGATTCCATTAACCAACTTGCCGGGCATCTTGGATTGTCCATTGAGAACTGCAAGGTGAGGCTGGTAAAACCACGCAAATGAAGCGCCTCACGTTCCTCGGCGACATCAACGCCTTCATGGGGTTTGGCAAGCACTCGATTCAGATTGTGCGCGACCTGAGCCGGCTGCTGGACGTTTATGTTGCGATCCGGCCCATCACTCAGTCCGAACTGTTCGGTTCAAAAATCCCACTCGACATCAAGCAGCGATTCGTGACGGGTCCCCAGCCCGAGGAGTGGGAACTGTTGCTTCATACCCCAAACTTTGTGCCGACGCCCGGAAAGAAAACGGCCTACTTCACCATGATCGAGACCACGAAGCCTCCCCCGATGGGGGTTCACCTGCTGAACCGGGCCGAGGTTGTGATTGTGCCGTGCTGGTGGAATGCGTCCTGCCTGAGCGCGGTCGGTGTGAAGAAGCCGATTCGCGTCGTTCCCTTGGGAATCCTGAGCGACATCTTCAAGTACTCCGAGATGCCCGCCGACTTTCCGCGCGTCATTCGGTTCGGAGCGGCTGGGAGAATGGCCAGCGGTGGAATCCGCAAGGGCCTGAACGAAGTCATTGACGCTTTCAGCCGTGCATTCCCTGACGAATCCAACGTCCGGCTGGAGGTCAAGGCGTGGTCGGATTGTCCCATCAAGAAGGTGGACGATCCTCGGATTCTGATTCACCAGGAATACTGGACCGACGAGCAGGTTGCGGCATGGTTCAAGAGCCTGACGTGCTTCGTGTCCGCGGCCAAGGGGGAGGGATTTGGTCTGATGCAGTTGCAATCTCTCGCCGTCGGCAGACCCCTCATTTCCGTCCGCTTTGGGGGCGTGGCGGAGTTTTTCGAGTCGGACATGGGTTGGGCACTGGATTTCAAGCTCAAACCCGCCAGAGACGCTTACGCGGGTTGCGGGCACTGGGCCGAGCCGACGGAGGAATCCCTGATCGAGTGTATGCGGGCGGTTGCCAAGTCGGACCCCACAGACATCACCTACATCGGCATCGTCGCCTCACAGAAGGTTGCGCACCTGAGTTGGGAGGCGTCGAATTTGTCGCTGGCCTGCGTGCTGGAGGAATTTGAAATGATATGACAACAACAAAACAAACATTGGATACCAGGAAAAACATCACAGTCTGGGGAGACCCAAAATCAATGCTGCAATCCCAATACGGGAATGTAACATATCGCGAATGGTGCCTCTGTGAGGTAGTGAGGATGTGTGCCAACGGCGGGCAAGCGGTCGTGGTGGAGATGGGTGGCATGGTCGCGGTGGCGCGTCCGTAGTCGTCTGACGGCCACGATTTATGACAACACATCAAGGCGGCACTCGCCAGGCGGTCTAACGACCAAGCTCACCCGCGCAAAGACAAATAACAGAACAACACCACATCTGACTGAACCATGACCATAACCAAACTACTCGGAAACCGCATCGTCATTCGTCGCATCGAGGAACCGGAGACAACGGCCTCAAGACTTATCTTCCTCCCTCGCCGCGCTCGTGGAAAGGGGCAGACGTTCGAGGCGGACGTTGTGCTCCTGGGGAGCGGTCCCAAAGTGCCGGGCCAAGTCAAAATCGGGGATCGCGTCACCCTGGAGAAAACCGGGAGCCATAAGCTTGGCGACGGCACGGAGATTGTCAGCACGCTGGACATTCTCGGGATTCACGACGCCGATCTTCCCGGCCCTCCCGAGCGTGAGGAGAGCTACACGCCGGCTGAGATTGAGAACGCCATTTCCTTTTATCTGCGGCGCAGCGCGGAGGATATGCCACACGAGTATCCGGTTCTGGGATCGTGGGCGGAGAAAGTGCTTCACTGGCACCTGAAACAACTTGAGGCGAAGCGAGCCAATCCGTGACTTCGACTGTCATCCAGAAACAGCGGCGCCGCCTGAAGGGCGTGACACTCTGGTCCTGCGCGCACAATGACGCCGAGTACCTGAGCCGGACGATCCGCGTCTTGAAGTTCTGCGAGCGGCACTTTGAGTTTGACGAGGTTCTCCTGCTGACCCACCTGGCCCCTCCATCGGCCCCGGCTCACTGGCGCGTCGAGCGAATTCCGAATCTGACGATCAAGGAGTGGAATCGGTTTCACATGTGCTCTGTCCCGAAGAAGATTCACACGGCATTCGCAATGTCGGTTCACGAGGACGGGTTCCCGATCTCCCCTGAGCTTTGGTCTGACGACTTCATGGCCTATGATTACATCGGCGCCCCGTGGCCGGACGGCCGGGTTGGCAATGGAGGGTTCTGCATGGAATCCAAGAAGTTGCTCGACCTGAAGCTGAAACTTTCAATTCCTGTAAATCTGGCGTATCCGTCCGATCTCTGCGTCTGTCATCTATTTCGCGCTCAACTGGAGCGCCAGGGGATTCGTTTCGCTCCGACGGAGGTAGCCCTGCGGTTCTCAACGGAGATACTGGGGAACACCAGGCCCTCGTTTGGCTTTCACGGGCGCAAGGATTGCCCGGTGAAGTACAAGACAGGCTGGGACATGATTGCGAGTAGCGAAGCGCCTCCGGTCGGGCGGACCTTGTCTCCGTCCGTTCCAGACCTTGGCTATTGGCCGGATACCGCGCCGGCAATAGAACTCGTTTACATCTACCCCTTGGACGGCGGAGAAGTGGTCGAGGAAGAAAAACCAGGACTGGTTCGCACTGAAGGAAAGTACTACGATTTAGCCAGCAAATTCATTGAGTCGTATCATCGTTTTCCACCGGAATATCCTCACAGCACAGTCATCGTATGCAATGGAGCGCCAATTACAGAAGGTGCGCGCAGATTGTTTGGGTCACTTCCCAAAGTGAAGTTTTTTGAGCATGACAATTCGGGTTACGACCTCGGTGCGTTCATCGCAGTCGCAAAACAATCCATCGCGGCACTGACAATCTGTTTCGGATCGTACACCTATTTGTGGCGCAAGGGTTGGATGGAGCGCATGGTCCAAGCCAGACTCAAGCATGGGCCGGGCGTTTATGGGTCCAGCACTTCATATCAGGAAATGCCGCATCTGAACACTGGGACATTTTGGTGTGACCCGATTTTGCTCGCAAGTTATCCCTGGCCTGTAACCTGTAACGCAGACCGATACAGCTTCGAGCAGGACAAGCGCCATCCCGAACGGACATTCTGGAAATTCGTTCATTCGATTGGAAAACGCGCGCTGTTTGTGACGTGGGATGGGGAATATGAATGGTGGGATTGGAGAAAGCCCCCCAATATATTTCGTAGGGGGGACCAAAGCAACATGCTGGTTTGGTGGAGATTTTCGGACCATTGGCGCGACCTTGATGCCAGGACCAAGGTTGACATCTCTTTTATCACGGACAACATCACTCACGCTGGTTTTGACAGAAACGGAAGAATAATGCGATGAAAGACATACCCGAAAACTGGAGGCCCTATTACGAAACTGTCTGCCCAATGAAGCCAGATGAAACCACGATCTGCCGCTGGTTTCATCTGGAAGTGGACAGCCGGTGCAATCTGAGATGCGGGCTGTGCTTCGCCGGAAACACGGCAAACTACGAGAACCCTCACGGCAGGATGTCAGTGGAACTTGTTGAGAGGATATACGACAAGATTCAGACCGAGAATCCTCATGCGACGATCCGATGTTACGGAAACTCGGAGCCGTTCCTGTATCCGTGGCTGCCAGAAATCATTGCCGCCGCCAACCGGCGGGGGTTGAAATTCGAGCTTTCTTCCAACTTGAACTACGTGCAACGCCTGGAGGAAACAATGGCGGCGAAACCGCTTTTCCTGCTCGTCGGTTTCAGTGGATGGAAACAGGAGACGTATGCGCGTTCGCATTGCGGCGGCGACATTGAAAAGGTAAAAGCCAACCTGCTCAAAGTGGCCTTCTTGCGCGAAAAACATCCCATTCGAGTCATTGCGAACTTTCACATTTACACAGACAATCGCGGGGAAATCGAGGAGGCCAGGAAATTCTGCACCGGCCTTGGATTTGAATGGCAACCGTCACCCGCCCGCGCCATTTCGCTTGAAAACACCCTTGCCTACCTGCGCAGTCAGGAGAAGCTGGAAACCGGCGGCGTTCCAACGATGGACAAGTGTGCCAGGGGTTTTGATTGGAACGAAATTCTGTCAACGCCAACACGGCAATATCAGGAACAGATTCAAAGGCTCATCTTCTCACCCAAATGGGCAAGGGCATTCTACTCCATGTGGCCCATCCCGGAGGAGTGCCCGATCAAGGACATTGGCTGCTACATTCGTTGGGACGGAAAAGTGACGCTGTGCGCCATCGAACAGGATCGCCGTCTTGACATTGGGAACTATCTTGACATGACGCAGCAGCAAATGAGCGACGCCCGGAAGGGGCATCCTTTGTGCAAGGAATGTTTGCGGTATCGGTTCAACCTTTACACCAACCTGGTGAGCTTCGACAAATGGAATCTATGATTCAACGCCTGATAAACTTCTACAAAAGGTCATCTGCCACGGCGGGTGAAATATCGGAAATGTGGGCCGGTATTTTACAATACTTTGGAAGGACGCTTAACGATGCCTTGGAGCGGGGGGATATTTGTGCTGTTCAGGCGATTTTTGATTCCCCTCCAAGTACCATAACATCTTTGCATGGGTTGGACACCCCAATACCTGAATACTTTGGAAAAACAATTACCACCGATTACTTTCCTAGATTGGCCCGGCGCATTGGAGTTGTCCCCATCCAGCATCCCCTGAATCCAAGTCCCGACGAAAATTGGAATCCCAAGGATGGGCTGGAATTGAAAAGACAGATCGAAGAAGTTCTTGGCCCAATCCGTGTTCCAGACGGTTTTCTTTTGAAAGACAACAGCAAGTGTATTCCCTACACATATCTTTCAAAGTTGGCTCAGTGGTTCACCGTTTCATCCCTCATCAATCCGCCGCCGAAACGAATCCTGGAGATAGGCGCCGGAACGGGTGGATTTGCTTTGGCGGCGTTCAGCCACGGCGTCAGGGATTACACGATCATTGACATTCCCACTACTGCCGTGCTGTCGGCATACTTTCTGGCGAAAGCACTGGGAGAAGGCATCATGTGGTTGGATGGTGAACCGCCAAATCCCAGCGCAGTGTTCCGCTGGTATTCGTGCTTTGACTATGAGCCGGCAAAGTCACAATACGATCTCATGGTGAACGTCAACAGCCTTCCTGAAATGACCCTCGCCAATCAGGATGGTTACATCAGATTCATTCACGAATGTCTATCCGAGCACGGCATGTTTTATTCCTGCAACCACGAAAGCAATCAGCCGCTAGGCGGAACAACGCAAAGCAGTGTGCGTTCGGCGATCAATCGTCATGGAGGATTCAGATTGGTTTACCGTGCGCCTTTTATGATGCGCGATGGATACGTTGAGGAATTTTACCGACTATGAACTGCATCTTTACCGTCAACATCAATGCGTTTCTGAGACCCCATTCTCGCAACTCGTTCATCGCCGCGGCGCAGAGATGGGATTGTGATTATCACGAGATACTTGCTCCGGTCCTGGCATACCCGAGTTGCGCGAAGACGCTTGGGGCTGCCCGCCTGGCTGCCTATGACGCCGTGGCTTGTTTTGATGCTGACACGGTGATTTCCACTCACGCGCCAAACGTGTTTGACCTCTGCGTCCAGCCAGACACCCTGTACGCTGTGTCCGATTACCAGCCTCAATGCCGGCAGGACGATTGGAGAGAAGTGGCCTATCACAAGCCCCTTTCCGCATGTGCAGCCAGATGCTCGGGGCGCTTCGGGGGAAGTCCCAAACTGCCGCCGATGGAGGAATTCTTCAATGCGGGCTTCTGGATGTGTCAACAGTCTTATGCCGTCCGCGAGATGATGGCGTTCGCTTACGATCACGAGCCGGTCAATCTGGATAACCAGTTGGCTATGTATGAGGAACAGGCCACAATCAACCTGGTCGCCTACAACTGGCCGGGCATCAGAATTTCGATCCTTTCTATCGAGTGGAACACCATGATTGCCTGGCCTCCGTTCCAGCCCGACCCGCACGCTTTTGTGAACCATTTTGGCGGACCCGCGCACACGGTCTTGTGGGCGCTTGATTCAAGCCCTTCGTAATATGTATAAACCACACACAGTCTGCCGCGCCTGCGGTTACGGCACAAACCCCAATGCACCCGGAAGCAAATGCCAGCCGTTCACCCAGCGGCTTCTGCCCGTCTTTGATCTGGGCCTGCAACCCCTCGCCAATGATTTCTGCAACGAAACCGAGGAACGCTCCGGCTTTGCGCCGCTGGAAGTTCTCTACTGTCCGAACTGCACCCTGGCGCAACTGAGCGTCGTGGTGAGGCCGGAGATTCTGTACTCGAAGTACAACTACGTCACGTCCAAGAGCGAGACGATGCGCCGGCATTTCGAGCATCTGTGGAAGGCCATCCGGGAGGAGTGTGCTCCGAAGGAGGTTCTGGAGATCGGGAGCAACGACGGAGATTTTCTGGCGTACATCAAAGCGAACGGGGCCGAGAGGGTTCTTGGAATTGACCCGGCCATGAACCTCGTGAAGCTGGCCGAGGCGCAGGGCGTTCCGACCGTACCGGCGGTATTCGATCCAGAGATTGCCGGGAAGATCGGGCCGTTTGACTGCATCATCGCCCGTCACGTCTTTTGTCATGCAGACGACTGGCTGGGTTTCATGCAAGCCTGCGAGATTTGCACGACGGAATCGGGATGCGTGGTGATCGAGGTTCCCTACTGCGGTGATACGTTGCGGGGTTTGGAATTCGACCAGTGCTATCATGAACACCTGAGTTATCTGACGTTAAGGGCGATGGCGGCATTGCTGCGGAGGACAAGATTCGAGATCGTCAACATCGTCCGTGTTTCGATTCACGGCGGGAGTATCGTGCTATTCCTCCGCAAACGCGGATCGCCGTTTCCGAACCGGAAAATCGTGGAGGAATTCATCGAGGATGAAAATATCACCGTGGATGATTGGAAGCGTTTTCAGACAGATTGCGCTCGTAAAATCAAGAGTTTGCGCGAGGTTGTGGAGAGGGTGGTTAATCACGGGAAACTCGTTTGTGGGTATGGGGCTGCCGCCAAGAGCACCGTCTGGGTCAACGCCTGCAAGTTCAGGCGGACGGAGGTGGCGTTCATCTGCGACAACACCCCGCAGAAGCAGTGGAAGTATTCTCCCGGCAGCGACATCCCGATCACCGACGAGGGCGCCCTGCTCCGGGACCGCCCCGGCTACGCAATCCTGTTCGCGTGGGCTTTCACCGACGAGATCATCTCCAAGAATTCCCAGTGGATTGAAGGGGGGGGGCGCTTCATCGTGCCCACCAGTGAGGGAGTTGAAATTCTTCCGGAACACTAATTTCTGTTGCCAATGCCGCGCGAAAGGCGTAAAGCGTCGGCATGAGCGCACCCGTAACGCCGAATGATTTCAAAGCGGCAATGGTGGACACCACCGCCCAGCTTTGCTCTGGGTTCAACAAGGCCCTGAGTTGGAGAGGAGCCCTCCTTTACAAACTGGTCAACTGGCTTCTGGACGCCGATGGCAACCTGAACCCCGCCGTCTTGGGCATCGGCACGCTTGAGTTCTCCGCCGCGCAACTGACGGAGACGGGGAGGCTCCTCTGCAATGGCCGTGCGGTGTCGCGCACTACCTATGTGAATCTGTTCGGAGTGATTGGAACGACCTTCGGCCCTGGAGACGGCGTGAACACATTCAACATCCCGGACTTTCAGGACCGATTCCCGATAGGCACGAGCGGCACCAAACCGTTGGCTTCAACCGGAGGAGAGGCGGAGCACGTCTTGACGCTCGAAGAACTCGCCCCTCACACCCATCCATTTACGGTGCCCAAGGATAACAGTCCGAACGCCGGAGAGTTTGGGTTTTTGTGGGAGGAGACTTCGACAAGCCCTCCTGATTATAATGGGGTCACTGAGGAGGGTGGAGGCGATCCTACAAGCGGAACGCCGCCTGTGAGTGCAGAGGCGCACAATAACATACCGCCGTATCTCGCGGTCTTTATTTACATTCGGGCATGACCGGCGCGATTTACAAAGAACGCCCGGAGGTCCTGACGTTGGTTCAGGCGCAGAGGTATTTGGGAGAGCGATACCGTGCGGGAGATGGATTTCCTGAAATCGAACACGTTGCTGCTGCGGGTGGAGTTCCAGAGCACGGCCTGATCCACCTTCTTGAAGGGGACATCACAGTAAACCTAGGCGACTACGTTACTTCGGCTCCCGGAGTCGAGGGGAGCTATCCCGGCTATGGTTTCTCTGGCGCGTATCCGTGGTATCAGTTTGAAGCGCAGTACGAACCAAAATAGGCAATGGCCTCCAACACCAAAGACCTTTCGCTCGCGCCGTTGACCGGAGTGCTGGACCTGCGTTCCTCTCCCGATTCGCTGCCGCAGGGCGCCGTCAGAATGAGGCAGAACTTCCAGACCACAGGGGAAGGGAAGCTCCGCCGGGGCACAGGCTTTCAGAAGTTCCTGAGTCCAACCGACATCGCGGTTGAGTACAACAACGAGGATTTCCACGATCAACTTCTCCTGTTCGGAAGTCGCATCCGGCAACCTGTTACGCTGTTGTATCCGGCCACGTCCATGCGGCAGGTGCGCTCGTTGTTCCTGGCGAATCAATCCTGCATCGCTCGGCTGAACGAGTACTCCGGGAACTACAAGATTCTCGGCACAGGGTTTGGAGGCGTCCCGGCAACGAGTGCGTCGGCGCCACGATTCAAGGCGGCATGTCTGGGGGACTACCTGGCGTTCACGAACGATTTCGACAAACCGAAGTACCACATCTTGGAGCAGACTGGCATCGAGGGTGAATCGCTCTATGAGTTTGATGATTTCGATTTGATTGGCCTCCGGCGTGCCCGGTGCGTCTGGTCGTTCGCCAACTGCCTGTTCTTCGCCAACGTGGAGATGGACTCGCAGCGGTACGGCAATCGTATTCTGTGGTCGAACTACGCGAACCCGACGAGCTTCGATCCGGCCAAGCAGGCTTCGATCACGGGCTACTACGACCTCTATCCCCACGAGACGATTCTGGCCGGCGAAGTCCTTGGCAACGTGTTCCTGATCTACACGACGCATGGCATCTGGGAGATGTCGGTGATTGGCGGGGCGCAGTCCTTTGCCTTCAGGCGGGTGTACAGCGCGGAGAAAAACGAAAACAGCGGTGTCTTGGCCTTCCCGAACATGCTGGTGAATCTCGGGGACGTGCATCTGTTCGCGGATCAAGACGGTCTGAACGTGTTCAGTCCGCTCTACGCCAACCCGGATCGTCCTGAGTGGCTGCACCGGGCCACGACGCTTTTGTTCGACAACATTGACGCGACGAACTGCGAGGTCCACGTCGGCGGACTGAACGGAGATGAAGTGATGTTCAGCATCGCGGAAGTGGATGAGGAAAATGAGTGCCCGAACGTCTCGCTGCGCATCAACACGAGCTACAAGACCTGCGACGTGGTGGATCACGGGTTCACGGCCTTTTGCAACTACAGTCCGCAACGGACGCCGACCATCCGGGATTTCATCATTGAGAATGGGATTTGCACGGTGGAGGGGCTAACGGCTCTGGGGCACGGCTACGTCTTTGAGGGGTTGCCTCGCCCGATGTTCGAGCTTCCCGACGGGTTCGTAGGCCCGAACCACATTTACACCGATCAGACGGTGGACGTGGATGGCGTGCTGGTTGAGGATTGGACGCAGCCTGCCGCATCGAGCGATTCGCTCTGCGCCCTGCTCGACGGCGAAATTCTCGATGACATCTGCAAGGCGTGCAAGAGCGAGGCGAAGTGGGTTGCCGCGAGTTCCCAGGACTGGTGCCTGAAACAACTCGGCGGCGTGTTCTACCGCGAGATTTGCCAGAACCCGGAAGGATTGGGAATTGAGCATTTCCTGGCACCGCCGGCGGACTAAAAGCGTATGGCCACCCCTCCCTACATCACGGTCGAGAAACGGGCAACCACGCTGGCGACGTTCGAGCACGCCTCGATTGAACTCGTGGTGAAGTGCCTCGGGGACGCTGACTGGCGCGAGCCGGTGGATGTCATGTTGGTCTTGGACGGGTCAACATCAATGGCAGGCGATCCCTTGATAGACATGAAGGCCGCGGCGATAGCCTTCATTAACCTGTTGGATGCGGATCAGGACAAGGTGGGTCTGACTTCATTTGCAACGACGGCCACGCTTCGCTCGGCTCTGACAACCGACTTCGCCAGCGTCAAGATTGCCATTAACGCGCTCACCGCAGACGGCGTCACAAATATGTGCGCGGGCATTCACACGGGCCAAGATGAACTTGTGGCGAATGGGCGCGAGGATGTTGCCCCCGTGATGATTCTCCTGTCAGACGGAGTGGCCAACAAGACCTGTGCCGGCGTCTCCTGTGCCACTCCTTCGACAAGCCCGAACGCTTGCACAAACGCCGCGGTAAGTGAAGCGACGGCGACCAAGGCCGCAGGAACGAGCATCTACACCATCGGCTTAAATCTGGACACAGTGGAATCCGATTTTGCTGGCGCGGGTGTGTTTGCAGAGACGATCTTGGAATCCATCGCCACCGCTCCGAACTACTACTACGAGTCACCGAGCACGGAGGATTTGGAAGATGTCCTGGCGCAGATTGCCGATGCTCTGGCGGGGAATCCAACCAACGTCGTTGTCACCGATATTCTCGATACGGGAGTCACCTTTGTTGGCCCCGGCGTGCCCGTGCCCGACGACATCACAGGGCAAACTCTGACGTGGAACATCGGCACGATGGAAGTCGGGGACGTGGAGACGTTCACGTTCGAGGTCTCGTTTGATTCCGCGGTAGTGCCCCGGCTCGTGGAGGAATGGCCCGAGTCCGTTGTGGAGTACGTGGATTACGAGGAATCCGACCAGACCGTCATCATTCCGCAGTGCTACGTGACGGAAGGCTGGCCGGCGGTCGCGGCCCCTGTGATTTCTCCCGATGGCGGGAACTTCACCGACAGCGTGGAAGTCACGCTGACCTGCGCCACGGCGGGCGCGGCGATCCGCTACACGCTCAACACCGCAGAGGATGAAGCTGATGAACTTGAGACCCTCCTTGAAACGCACACCGCAGAAGAAGCCGCCGCGGAGATGGACGCGAATCACGCGCCAACCGCGGCCTCGACGCTCTACGCCGTGCCCTTTGATTTGGCCGAGCCGTTGGTCCTGCGGGTGAAGGCGTTCAAGGCGAACTACACCGACAGCCCGATGGTGTCGGCGACGTTCGCCGTCTCGCCCAGCTACCAGAGTTCCGCAGGCAGCTACGAGTTGGAGGGCATCACGTCGCTCCTGAGATTCGCCCCCTTGTTCGTCAAGAATGCCGGCGTGATTGCGCGCTCACTCGAACTGGATTCCTTGGCGGCACCGCAGAGTCCGCCGCCGAGTCAGATTGGTTTGCGCGTGGGCGTCTCGGCGCAGGTGGCGGACCCGAACACCGACGATTGCCGCCTCGTATGGCACCAGCACAGCCTGAAGAATCTGACGTGTCTCAGCCCGGACACGGCCGCACAACATCGGGCGAAGAACACGCAGCCGAGCGCGACACTTCGCTGGAGCTTCCTGCGCAGGGGAAAAATTCTCTACATGGAACTGAGGATTGACGGCCTGTACGGTGACGCGGAATTCAGCCGGGTGACATCCGAACTCGAACGGTACGAGATCGTGCACTACTGACATGCCAAGTCCCCTCGACAGGTTTGCGACCAAGACCCCGGAAGCGGAGAATTTCGACGTGCCGGCACTGCCCAAACTCGCGGACTACCTCACCGAACACGGGCTGAAGGCCGGGGCGCCGAAGTTCGATGAGGCGATGCAGACCTGGCTGCGGAACTTCAAGCTCAACCTCAATGCCAAAATCATGGGCAAAGCCGGAGTTTCGCCTGGCGACGGCAAGTGACATCCCCTTCATCCTGGAACTGCTGCGCGAGTTCTACCGCAAGGCGGGCGCAGTTGTTTTCGCGGGCATCCCCTTTGACGGTCCCTCGACGATCCTGACCATTGCCGACGTGCTGGCGCGCGGCCTGTGTCTCGTGGGGCCGAGCAGTTGCGCCGGAGCGATGTTCTACCCGTTTGCATATAATCACAACGCGCGCATTGCTTTCGTCCAGTTCTGGTACTTCAAGAATGCCCGGGAGATTGCGATATTCGAGGCCCTCTGTGGCGCCTGCAAGGCCGCTGGGGCGACGCACATCTGGGCCGCAAGCCTTGCCCCCAAGCACGCCATCTCAAGGTGGTATCAAAAAAAGGGCTTGTCAGAATGCGAAAGTGAGCATATTGGACAGTTGATATGAGTGGAATGGCAGGAATGGATATGGGCGGAATGACCAAAGCGGGCGGCGCCGCAATGGGCGGGGCAGGTGCCATAACTGCCGGAACAGGTTCAGGCATTGAGGCGCTCGGTGCCCTTTTTGGGAATACGGGAGAGATGACTTTCCCTTTCAAATGGCCGGCGCTTGGAACTGCGGTTAAGGGAGGGCTGAGTCTGGCGCAGCAGATTAAAGACTCGCTAGACGCGGCTTACCAGAAGTACAGAAGCGCCTACCTCTCGAATTACCCAGCCACAAAGACGGCCACCGGACAGGAGATTGGCACCATCGATCAATTCTACAACGGTCAGATGGCCTCGCAACTCGCGCAGTTGCGAGCGGCACAGAATGCGGCGGGTATTGACGCGGCCAACTTGTATTCCAACCGGGCCATTCGCGGTGTGAACTCCGGGTTGCTCGGAATGCCAGGAGGAGGCAGTTCCTACGGAAGCCGGATGCTCATTGACGCTACGGCGCCTTACTACGTGCAGGCTGCTCAAGCCGATGCCGCAGCGCAACGTGCGGACCTTGGATACCTGACGCAGAACCAGCTTGGCCTCGCAGGACAGCGGCAGAAGATGATGGCCGACCTCGCCGCCTACGGTCTCGTGCCTGAGAACGTGAGACAGCAGAACTTCGGCAACTACCTTGGCAACCTTGCGGCACTGGAGCAGCTTTTCAATCAAGGCACGTACTCCAAGTACAACCCATCCGAGACGGAGATCATCGGCGGAGCCCTCAAGGAACAGGGCGGATATTTGATGAGCGCGGGCGCTGCTGCGGGCGGAGGCGGTGGTGGTGGCGGTCCCGCACCAAACACAACGACAGGGCAGGCAAGATATTCTGGATTGGCTCCGGTAGCGCCAATGTCAGCGGATGCGTTTCAAAACTACCTCTACGCAGGCGGAATGCCGGGCGGTGGTCCTACACAATCCTTCGCGCCGCAAGGACTCTGGGGCGGTTCAAACGCCTACCTGCCGTACTATTCAATGGCGCCCACCGTGAACTACGGAGTTCCACAGGGAAGTTCCATTGGGGGAGGGGGATTGTAAATGGCCTACTTTGGTGATAGTCCCGGCCAAGCGTTCGGGTTCTACGAAGCTCAAAAAGCGAATCGAGAACGCGCATTGCAGAACGCTTTTCAGATGATGCAGACGCGCAACCAATACGCCGCGCAGAACGAACTCGCCAACCGCCAGCTTCAGTACAACATCGGCAGGGCAACTCAGGCGGATGTCTTGGCCGGACGCCAGTTGCAGGCCGGAATTGACGAGGCAGCGGCGTCTCGAAGATTTCAGAATCAGTACACCGGGCCGGAGATTGTCGCTCGCACGCGACAGTACAACGCGCTGGCGGACCAAGCCGCAAAGGCACCCAACCCGAAACTTTCGGCTCTCCAAGAGCAGGACTATCGAGACGCGCAACACGATGCCGACTTGGGGCTTTTCCTCAGTCCCGATCAAATCACCGCACGATACAAAAATCTTGCTCCGGGAAGGACGGAGGCACTTTGGGCAAGAAACCAAGACATTCAACAGATTGGGGAATCGAACCACTTGCAATCGAAGCAGGCGGCTTCCTTGATAAATAGCTACTGGGACCTCAACTCCCAGATCAAACAGCGTGCCGCCGAACTTGGACTGGCAAAAGATTCATCCGGCAATCCTTTACCGGGAACGGTTCCTCGATTGGGGGGCATCTATGGATTCAGGCATGAAAATCCCGACTACATTGTAAAACGACGCGGGTACGAAGCGATGCTTGCGGACAAACAGCAACTTGAACGTATCGTCAAAGGACCGCTGGAAAATCCCAGAGCTTACAACATCATTTTCGGGGAGGGAGGTAAGGCGTTTTCCACCGTGCCAGCGCCGTACCACATGCGCGCGATGCAGACGAACTCTCCCTCTGCCGGTGCCGACAGAAGTTTCCCCTACACCGGCGAGATGTACGCCTTGCCGGCTGGGGGTGGAATGCCGATGAATCTTTCGAGCAGCCGCGTTCCGAACTACCAGTTCCCGGTTGGAATGCCTCCGCAGAGTTACCCGCCGATGGGGACGAATCGCGCCATGCCTCTGTCTCCCGTCTATTCCGGAATCGTTATGCCGGGCGGAACGAACGCGCCGCGGTTCAACCCGGCACTCGTGAACTCGCAGGCGGACTACGATGCCCTTGCGCCCGGTGCGGCGTACCTGGACTCACAGGGGAACATCTGGCGCAAGCGGTGACGCCTCAGCGAATTTTGTTGAAACCCTCTTGCGGATGCCGTAAAGCGCCTTCATGGCTTTCAGTCCGCCAAGCACAGACGAACTGGTTGTTCCCGCTCCCTCGTGGAAACCACCGGAGACGGATGAGCTTGTTGCCCCCGTAACGCAGAGGACAGGACGCTCCCTGCGGTTCACTCCGCCGGCGACGGACGAGTTGCTGGTTCCGGGGCCGCCGCCCGCCCCTGCGATCAGCAACGTGAGCGTGAATGCGCCGCCGGTGTTGGCGGTGCAGGCCCCGACGAATCTCATTCCAAGCACCGCCGGGCCGTTGCCTCCAACTGAAGCCGATGCTGGAATTTCAGAAGAAGTGCTTGGTTTTGGGAGAGCCTTGAATCGCGGCTGGCGAAGTTTTGT